TCCTGTTCTCAACTACCTTGTCACTCTTATTCTCATCAGTATACTCAAAGCCTATCTCGCCAAGGGAAGTGGTTAATGCCTGCTGTGTGACCAAAGACAACTTTTTAGATCCAATACTAATTAGATTGTCGTCGCCATAAGCAATCATGCCCCAGCAACCCCGCACGCTCTTTAAAAACGAGCGAGCTTCGTTCTCTTTTGAGTAAATCTTACAAATCGCAGCGCGCACGATTATGTTATTGCACCACGAATTGAGAATTGTGGTCAGAGGGTTACCAGATGCGTTCGACCCAACCCACTCATACACAACTCCATCAGGTAAAATGTGCCTGGAATTTGCGAATTCCTGGATCAAAGTCTCTCTAATTCTATTATCGCGCTCGTCGCCCCCGTAATAGTCATTGACTATCTTACAAAATGACGAAATGAGCGAATACGGTAGTGAACCATCAAAATTCCCGAAATCTCCCGCAATGATACGAGGTCTATACCCTGCTTCAGAACGAGATAAGTAGGAAACGAGTCTGCCGACCTCCTCCGAGTACATATCTATGCCAACGGCTGAGCCGTTAAAAATACGGTTTGCCATGTAATACTGGGCAAAAGCCCCAAAGTACATTCGGACAGCAACAGTCAGGTCAACAGGACACCCGGATATCTTACGGGTCTTCCCTGCATTCACCTTGTCTATAGGGCGCCTCTCGTCTTTAGGAAAGTCCAAAAAGACGTGAGACAATCTAGTACCTTTAGCCGCATACTCTATAATCTTGTTGACTCGCGACTGCAATTCGAGGTCGCAGTCATTACCGAACTCATAGTCCCCTTCGGAGCCCCAAAAACACTGTTTACCACGGGTCCCCTTAGGTATCAGTATACACCATGGGTAGCCTGCAGAGGTTTTACGGGGAATACCATCCAAGCCAGGAACTCCTGGTATTCCGGCAACTGCTTCCTGGTATGTTAGGACGCGTCGGTCACATATTGGTTCAACTATTGAGCCCTCCATATTAAGGACGATGTCACTGTAATCGTCTATGCACTGGTTCATTAATCCCACAGGGAATAAACTATCACGACTATACTTACTCGTGGACAGTGCAATAGGATCAATAGTAACACCCTCAAAGTCAAATTTGCGTAACTTCGCGGGTTTCGTCTTAGGCTCAAAGCCAATATCTCCGTATATAGGGGACTTGATGATAGAAGAAACAAAAGGCATAGCTGAGGGCTTGGATCTACCCAAAGCAAGTTTCCCAGGTACAGCATTGTAGGGGACTGGATCCAGAGAATCAAAGGAGTCATCCTCAGCACTCAACAAAGAGTGGTCTGAGCACGCCATCTGAACTTCTGTCAAAAGACCGTTATTCAAGAAGAAAGCCTTAGCTCTCTCTAAATCACGGTTGTCAATGGGCACACCACAACCAAAGGTACCACCGCCTTTCCCAGCAGTGTGAATGCCTAGGATGGTTTTACCCATGTCCCCTTTACGGTTCCTAAAGACAGGTAGACCGCAATCACCAATCTCGGACGGGTAATTGTAGTCAAAGCTGTTTTTGTTAGTGAAACAATCAGCACCCATGGTGTAATAGGTCTCACCATCGGGATTGCCCACTTTCCGCACCACTACATCCGCGAAGCAATTCGTCAAATCTAGATCATCCCCTATGTCCGGGAAAAGACCTTTACAGACATCACTGTCCATCGCAGTAAAGTAGCGGGTTATGTCGGGAAACCACGGTAAGATGT